ATATCGAACTTGGGGATTACATTGGTTATTGGATTACTGAAAATCAAGTACGTTATTATTCAATTATCGATGCGGGTATTCCTGATTGGGACAATAAACACACTTACGGTGGGTACAAAGGGTTTTATTTCTCTTACACAGCAACCCCCGTAAGTGAAAATGAATTCAGAGGATTATAATGGGACTACCTCGCAAACAAGTTATTCCAACGATTAATCTTACTCCTGAAAAAATTCTTTTTCAGAGGAGAGAACAATTATTAGAATATATAACTGAAGATGGGACCTATCTTCCTAAATCTTTATTACATGCGGATTTAGATCGTGGATTTTTAGATTTTGTAAAAGAAGATTTGGAAACAATCGTTGAGGGTAAAATAATTCCTCCCGTGGATATTATTATTACAACTCAAAACTGGTCGCAATTCACCCAAACATGGGATTTTCAAGATCTAAACGGAAACCCTCAACTTCCTTTTATTACAACTGTTAGAAACCCTGATGTAAAATATGGTAGTAATCCAGCGATCATCTATAACATTCCAAATAGAAAAGAATACTTTTATTCCGCGGTTCCAACTTGGAATGGTAATGTGAAAGGAATGGACATCTATAAAATCCCACAACCTGTCCCTGTGGATATTACTTATAACGTCAAACTTCTGAGTAATAGGATGAGAGAGTTGAATGAGTTTAATAAAAATGTCATTCAGACTTTTGCGTCGCGACAAGCCTACAGAAAGATTAATGGACACTACATCCCAATTATTCTTAATAACATTTCCGATGAGTCAGCTGTCGATGTTGGACGTAGAAGATTTTATATACAAAACTACGAATTTACGATGTTAGCATTTTTGTTAGATGAAGAAGAGTTTGAAGTTGCTCCTGCAGTCTCTCGAGTATTCAACTCATTTGAAGTAAATCTGACTCAGAAAAAATCAAGAAGAAACCGGTTTCCTGAAAACCCTGACGAAATTCAAAAAAACATTTTGTTTAATCCAGGTGTTACCACAAGATCAATCTTAGTTGACTACACCGGTGATTTCTTTTTACTTGGTAATGATAATGTTGAATCATCGGAAATTTACATCAACGGAGACTTCTATGGTTCAAACGTCAATTTAATTCAAGTTAATACAAATGATATTTTAAGAATTGATATTGTTTCTTCAGATCCTTCGTTAGAATCAAAATTAGAATACGGAATCAAATTACTATGATTCTCCGTATATATCGGTTTTTTCTTTACACTTTTCTAAAATAAGGTTTTCTAAAAATCGGTACATCTTAATACCTTTCTTATCACAATAATCTTTTAAGACTTTATGAGTTTCTACAGAAATTTTTAGGTTCTTGATTGTTTTATCCATAGGTAGAAAAAAGGTAGAATAAAATCTACCTATTTTATAAATAGATTGAACAAAGTAAAGTTTTTGTCTTTTTGCCGAATATTTATGTAATAAAAATAAATTTTATTGAACATAAAATAAAATGGCAGTATCAAATAAAATATTCGTTTCTCCTGGTGTATACACTTCAGAGAGAGATTTAAGTTTCGTATCTCAGAGTGTTGGTGTAACAACTTTGGGATTGGTTGGTGAAACTATTTTAGGTCCAGCTTTTGAACCTATCTTCATCACAAACTACGATGAATTCGAGGCATTCTTTGGGGGTACATTACCCGAAAAGTTTGTCAATACACAAATTCCTAAATATGAGTTGGCGTACATTGCCAAGTCTTATTTACAACAATCAAACCAATTGTTTGTAACAAGAGTATTAGGTTTGTCAGGTTATGACGCAGGTCCTTCTTGGTCTATTACAACGATTGCAAATGTTGATGGATCTTCTGTTGGTTTTGACGGATCACCAATTTCTTGGTCTGTGGATTTCTCGGGATGTACTGGTGATACTGCGGTCACATTTATGACATCGTTTCCATCAATTATAAATGCTAATCTTACGGAACCGTACACACAACTAAATGGTTCTCAAACAACAATCTCAAATGATTTAAATAATCAATTGTTAGATTTGATAGATAATAATGGTGTTGGTTCAGGTGATACCATATCTTATTTTGGGACCGTAACTGATGCCGCATACACAAATTTATCACCAGTATATACTGCGGAAACTAACGTATTTGGGGTCTCAGGTTTATCTCAAAGTGTTGCGGATTACACATCACCTAACAACGATGCGTGGTACTATTCAAACTTCGATATAACTACCAACAACAATTATTCAGGTTATTCGTTCTACAGTATTGTAAATAATTTAGAAGATTTGGGTAGTGGATGTTATTCTGGAACTGTTACAGGAAACATTTACAAATACTCAGGTACCGCGTTCGCGGATTGGAACAATCTTGTTGTTGCTACTCTACGTTCAAGAGGTATTTCTCTTTATGGTGGTGGTAATGACGGACCAATCTACACAGTTTCAGGTCTTACAGATGTAATAATTGATGACAGTGGTATCTACTCAGGTATTAGCTCAACTCCATATGCAACCTTTAACATCTCAGGTATAACTGCCGATGGTACTGATTTTGCATTTACAACTTCAATGAATTCTTCAGATCAAAATTATATCACAAAAGTATTTGGTGGTACTAACTTTGGAAAACCAAGAAATGAGGTTCCTCTTTTTGTTGAAGAAACATTCCAAAACATGTTAAATTTGGGATACAACAAGGGATTAATTAGAGGACTAAATTCAACGTTTGTTGCGTTACCAGGTTTGAGATACACACCTAATACTGACACTATTGCATACTACTTAGAAAAATATCAAAGTGCTGAGTCACCTTGGGTGGTTTCTGAATTACGTGGTACTACAGTAGATAGACTGTTCAAGATTATTTCAATTGCTGATGGTAACACCGCTAATTCTCAAATAAAAATTTCAATCCAAAACATTTCTTTCAACAATGGAACATTTGATTTAGGGGTGAGAAGTTTCTTCGATACGGACTCCAATCCTGTCTATTTGGAAAAATACACTAACTGTAGTATGGACCCAGGTAATAACAATTATGTTGGTGTTCAAGTTGGAACTGCGGATGGTGAATATGCATTGAATTCCAAATACATTATGTTGGAGTTGAATGAAACCGCACCTATTGACGCACTTCCTTGTGGATTTGAAGGTTATGTAATTCGTGAGTATGGTAATGCACTACCACCATATCCAGTATATAAAACGTCGTATGATTTTCCAGGTGAAGTTGTTGGGAACCCTCCATTCAATGTACCTGCAGGTCCAAACCCAATTATTTCTCCGGGTGATAATGTAAGACGTACTTTCTTAGGTATATCTTCACAAATTGGTTATGATCCCGATTTCTACCAGTACAAAGGTAAACAAGTTCCTATTAATTTGTGTAATGTATCTGACGCTCTTCCTTGGAATTACGTCACTAAAGGGTTCCACATGGACTCAGGAGCAACTGTGGTTACAATTACTACAGGACCAACCGCTGGAACACCAGCATTTGATTGTGGTGACGCATCATTCCAATCGGATCCTCAGAACCCAACCAACCCTTACTACACTATCCAAGCTAGAAAATACTCATTCCTTCTCCAAGGTGGTTTTGACGGATGGGATATTTACCGTGAAAACAGAACTAATGATGATCGATATGTAATTGGTGGTAGTTTATGGCAGAAAGGTGCTTGTTTTTCAACTCGTTATCCTTTAGCAACAGGATGGGGGGCGTTCAAGACAACCGTCCAAGAAGGTTTTGCGGAGTTCTCAAATTCAGATTACTACGCTTACTTATTGGGTATATCAACATTCAACAATCCAGAAGCGGTCAACATCAACGTTTTTGCAACACCTGGTATTGATTATGTAAACAATAGTAATCTTGTTGAAGAGGCTATCGATATGATAACTTTCCAAAGAGCGGATTCAATTTACATTGTAACTACTCCAGATAGTAATGTCTACATTCCAACTCAGACAGATAATATTGTTCCTCCAACACAAGCGGTTGATAAACTTGATCAAACAGGTATTGATTCAAACTACACCGCAACCTACTACCCGTGGATCTTGGTTAGAGATAGTGTGAATAATACTCAAATCTACATCCCACCAACAAACGAGGTTTGTAGAAACTTAGCTCTTACTGATAATATCTCGTTCCCATGGTTCGCAACTGCTGGTTATACAAGAGGTTTGGTAAATGCTGTGAAGGCTCGTATCAAACTAACACAAGACCAAAGAGATACTCTTTACCAAGGTCGTATCAACCCGATTGCAACATTCTCTGATGTGGGTACTGTTATTTGGGGTAACAAAACTCTTCAAATTGCGGACACAGCACTCAATAGAATCAACGTGAGAAGATTGTTGTTACAAGCTCGTAAGTTGATTTCCGCGGTGGCTGTTAGATTGTTGTTCGAACAAAATGATGCTAAAGTTCGTCAGGATTTCCTTGACTCAGTCAATCCTATCCTTGACGCGATCAGAAGAGACCGTGGTCTTTATGACTTCCGTGTTACAGTAAGTAACTCACCTGAAGATTTGGATAGAAATACCATGTCAGGTAAGATTTACTTGAAACCAACGAAGGCTCTTGAATTCATTGATATTGAATTCTTGATCACTCCAACAGGAGCTTCGTTTGAGAATATCTAATATAAAAAAATGGTGGGGGGAAACCCCCACCTTAGCCTTTAAAGTAATTTATGAAGAAAATAGTAAACGAAGGATT